ATTTAGCAGGTCAAAATATTAGACAAATAACAGAATGTCAAGAACAAGGTTTAGAATGGTGGTATGTAGATAATGGTTATATTACTGAACAAATTACAAGATATCCAGAACCGATTATAAACAATTATGATAAAACATATTTTAGAATATGTAAAGGTGGTATTCATACTACTAAACTATCAGAGTGTGATAATAAAAGATTAGATACAGAGTTTAAAGGTTGGCAATCAGGCGAACATATACTAGTATGTCCTTCATCTCCTACTGTAACATCATATATCAATGGTATTTCACAAGAAGAATGGATAAAACAAACTACGGATGAAATACAAAAATGTACAGATAGACCAATAAGATTAAGAAATAAACCACGACCAGGTAATGAATGGTGGAATACAGATATAAAAGATAATTTAAAAGGTGCTCATTGTTTAGTTACTAACATGTCATTAGCCGCTGTTGACGCAATAACAAGTGGTGTGCCGTGTATAACAGATGAAAAGAATGTTGCTAATTTTGTATCTAGTCAAGACATAAGTAAAATAAATTTACCATTTAAACCTGATAATAATAAAATAAATAAATGGATGAATATGTTATCATATAACCAGTTTACAATAAAGGAGATTGAAGATGGTATTGCCTTCAAGGTTCTTCAAGAACAAATTTAGATGGTTAGGATTATTACTAGCAGTTTGTAGTGTATTCATACTATCAAGTGCCAACATATCTACACAATGGGTTGGTTGGTCGTTAAGTGTAGCTGCTTGTGTAATGTGGATATGGTTTGGTTACAAAGATAAAGATTGGCCAAGAATGATTATGGAATGTATGTATATGATATTAAGTATAAGAGCTGTTTTTAATTGGCTAGGTTTTTAATGTACAATTTTGCTTGTGTATGTTATGGTGACAAATATCCCGTAGAGTATGTTCAAAAACTCTATAACATGGTGAAAAAAAACACCACATTACCTATAAAATTTATTGTATTTACTGACCATGTTAAAATGCATAAGATGGTTGAGGGTGATATAGATATTAGAAAGTTTCCTGAAACAGATTTACAAGGCTGGTGGAATAAATTACAACTATTTCATCCTGATGTAGATTTACCAGGCGACACATTATACACCGATTTAGATGTAGTTATTACAGACAATATAGATTGTTTTTTTACATATGAACCTGATAAGGATTTTGTAGGTATGAATGATTTTAACCCCGTAAGTGGTGTTTGGAACTCCAGTATTATGAAGTTTAAACAGGTCAACCTTCACGGACGGATTTGGCATAAATTTATGACCGATAGACCAAATTGGTTAAGACGGTTTCCAGGTGACCAAAACCTAATATCTGACTTTCTTTTAAATACTCCTGGATGTGTGTCATATCCTGATTCGTGGACACAATCATATAAGTGGTACGACAGAAAAGGTGAAAGATACTCCAGAAGCGCCATGACCTACGAACACAATGGCGAATCGTTGGTAACCGTGTTTCACGGACAGCCAAATCCTCATGAATCCGAGCAGGAATGGGTAAAAAGCGCATGGAAATAGAACTTTCTTAGCTGTGCGTTTTGACGCACCTTTAAAACCTACACCTGGTCTCAAAAAAATCTAAAAAAAAGCGCCAAAAAGCGAAAATAGTGCTTGCTTCCTATGGTGGATAGTGTATTATATGTGTATATGATAAAGAAAAAAACACTAAAAAAAAGAATAGAAGACGCCAAGAAAAGAAACTACTTGACTCTACTACAAATTTTTGATATAATAATAACTAACAAAGGAGAAAAACACTATGTCTAAAGTAAAACAATGGGCTTATGATGAAGCCGAAAAAGCAGTTGATAAGATTATCTTACAAGTTAAACAAAATCTTATAACTAAACAATCAGCTATTAAAGATATCATGGATGTTGAAAATGTTAATATGTTAGGTATTGACAATTACAATGTTGATGAAGTTATTGAACTAGAATTAGAGGCTGCCTAATTATGAGTAAAGAAGGAACTATACATTTAGTCTATCAAAGACAATATTATGATGATGAAGACCATGATTATTTCTTCATTAATCATACTATATTCAGAAATGTTCCTTTATCTCAATTAAACAGATTAAATAACAAAGACTTTCAAAAGAAAGTAAAAGAGTTTTGTGATAAGAACTATGTAGAAACTGCTAGTAATTATGATAATTATTCAGAGGTGAATATGATACATGGTACAGAGTATTATAAAACTTATGGTGACGAGTTTGGTGTTTATGGTCAAATGGGAGAAAATGACTTTTATACAGACTATGGTCAAAAATATAATACAAGAAAATTTTTTAAACATGATTTCAATGAAGAAGTAACTAAATTTATGGGAGGAATAATATGATAATTAAATTAGGTGATACAATCAAAGATGAAAAAGGAAGAGAAGGCGAGATAACTAATATCGGTATTGCTACTGATAAGAATGATATAGCTGGTGAGTTAGGAGTTAATGCAAAAGAGTATGATACAGAATTAGATTATACTGGTGCAATTACTTTTGGTTCTAACTGGTGTTATTTTAGTCAAATTGCTGAAGTGATTAAGAAGAATGAATATGTTGAAGATACGGAGTGGATGAATGGCTGATAAAGTTACAATTACCGTAAAAAAGAAAACACTAAAAGAGGTGTATAATCAAGTTGCTATGTTAAATGACATGGGTTTTCCTAACTTTCAAAAAGGTGAACCTGTTAATGATTTGATGAGAGAAATTAAAAGAAATTTAAAGGCACAAAAAAAGGCAGAGAAAATAGGTTGGAAAGATTTTTTAGAATTTTGGCCTATGTCAATTGTGGTGCCTAGTTTGTTATTAATAATATTATGGAGTGCTACCTTTGGACAATAAACCAAATGAATGGGAACAAGGTGTGATTAATAATGCCGTAGAATACTCTATATTAGAGTGGAGGTCACTTGATAGAAGTACCAAGACCATAGTTAAGACTTATGAAGAAGCTAAGAGTTTATTTGCAAAAACAATTAAAGAACATACTGCCACATTGGCATATGCAATAGATAAAAACGGTAGATATGCAAATCTAAACCATCTACCAGAATTTACAAGTAGGAGTAAACATGTCAAATCAAAGACCAGGTAAAAAACAAAGTAAACCAGATATATTAGGTCAAGACATGGGTATCTTAAAGTTTTTTAAGATATCACAAAAAGTATTAGAAAAAGAAGGAAAGGAAGACGAAGCCTTTAACATGGAAATGATGGTAGATTGGATACAATCTGGAAAAAGGTTGCCAAATACAGAGGAAGATGTTATAAAGGCATTAGGAATATAATATGAAATATAATGAAGATAAAATAATAAAAGAAATACACGATTACATAAAAGGTACTTATGGTGAACATTATAGTACCACAAAAGACGGTTTTCAGGTTCAAGATATGTTAAGACACTTGAATATTGATAAAGATTTTTGCCAAGCAAATGCTATTAAGTATCTTTGTAGATTCGGTAAGAAAGCAGGTCGTAATAGAAAAGACTTGTTAAAAGCTATACATTACATTGTACTATTAATGTCAAGTGAGGATAAAAAATGAGTGAAGATATACTAGGTTATTCATCACACGATTGGCGTAAAAATACAGATGACGCAATTGTCATTGATGAGAAGAATTTGAACTATGCTAAAGTGAATGATTGTAAAGTAAGTTTTAAAAACCCTAGGTCACTAAAAACCGAAGAGGTGGATGTATCAAGGTTGATTAGAGTATTTGTTAATAATTATGAGAGTTTAAAAAGGAGTGTAAAATGATAGATATGTTGCATTACATAGATGAATTAAAAGAGATAAAGAAACTAGTTGAAGACCAAAAACCTAGGTATCTTATCGCAGATAAAATTAATGAATTTATAGGTTTTAAACAAAAAGAAGTTGATGAATTTGATAAATGGGCAGACGCAGAAGCAGAAAAAGACGCTTATTTAGAGGGTATACCAGTATCAGATAGCTCTGATTCGCCATTCCTGGCGCATCCTGGCGACACTCCTGGTGAGAAAAGCGAGTAAATATACGCTTTTTTAGGGGCTTGCCTTTTTAGACAATCTCCTGTATAGTATAACAAACAATTGAGAAAGGCACTACATTATGAGTTTTAGATATGACAAAGACAACTTATTCAAAGAGTTTCAAGTTGCAACAACTAAAGACACAAAAAACAAGAAAGAGAAATACGACAATCGTATTCAATTCTTTAAAGACCACATAGAGTTAAGAAAAGAACATCCAGAATATTATGATAGTTTAGATATTAACTTTACAAATCTATTATCAGCGTGGTCAAGTGATAGTCCGCTTGACGCTTTTTATATGACAGGTTTTGGTAAAACATATGCTGAAGTAAAAGCAGAATCAGAAGCAGATAAATCAGAAAAAGTAACTATTAATTAATGGCTATTATTTACACAAATCAATCTAGTGGTGCTATTCGTAGGGCAAAGAAAAGAAAACCTACGAAAAGTTACCTAGAGGCTTTTGCTAAACATATCAAGTACCTTAAATCTATGGGTTTTGATTGTGATGATAATGGTAGAATTAAATTGACACTTGATGGTAGACACTCAATTAATATTGCAGAGAGAACTATGCCATATGAAAGAGAAGCCACATTATCAGATGTACCAATGTCAAACAAAATTAGTCATGGTGGGACAAAACCTGACAATCGTTGGAAGATTGAGGCGAGTAAAAACTTTACAATTGCTCCAGCGTACAATAAAGGTCCTTATATGGTTGTCGCCAAAGAGGATATTAAAACAGCAGGAAGGAAAGTATGAAACTAAAAGAAACAATAATGATAGCAATAGCGGCGTTGGCGTTTATGTTGATTACAGGTATTGCTAAAGCAGATGATAAAACAATTACTCCACAAGAGTTTGTTTCAAATGTTGCTGAAGTACCAGGTAAACTAGTTACTTTTATAGGTAATGAAGTTGAAAAAACTAAAGAGTATCAAGCAAAGAGTTGGGCGGAAATGAAGACTAAATGGCCGTTTACAATGATTAAGGGTAAAAAAGATGAATCACAAAATTAGTGATTTTTGCAATAAGATAGACTCTATTAAAAAGATGTCTGACAGGCTCCGTGAAATGAAATACGGACCTGTCAAGGCAGAAAAAATTATTATAGACAATATGATACAAACTATTCAATCAGATTGTTTATTAATTGCTAATGATAAAGGTGAATATGAAAAAAATAATTATGGTGATTATTCTGGCATTGACCATGACGGCGTGTTCATCAATGAAAAAGAATGAAGAAGGAAAATATGAAATCAATCCAATCGGTACTATTATTAGGACTATTATCGGTGTTCCTGACCAATTGCAGCTCGGTAAATAGAAGTCATTTAGGTGCATTTTCAGGTGGTGCTACAGGTGTAACAGCTTGTATAACAGCAGGCGCTTCAGACCCTTATGTTACCGGTGCATGTGCGATTACAGGTGCATTTGCAGGTGCTGAATTAATGTATAATTCAGATTATGATGTACACAACGCAGTATTTGTAGACCATTTAAATACAAGTGGTTCAAATTCAAGTTATACAAATTGGTATAATAAAAAAACTGGTAATTCAGGTATTATTCATGTTACAAAATCCTATTTAGAAGGACCGTTAAAGTGTAAAGATTATGACGCTACAATAGATATTACTAATAGTTGGCCGTTAGTTGGTATCGGTGGTGTTAATAGAGAAGTAGTATTTGGTACTGCTTGTCAAAAACCAGATGGCCAATGGATAGAGAAACCGAGGAAGTAATGGGAAGATACGAAGATAGAATAGAACAACTAGAACTAGAAGTCAAGGAAAAGCAAGAGGAGGTTGAAATAACTAATAATCAATCCACCATTGACATTTTAGAAGAAGATATATATAATACAAAGCAAAGTATAGAAGAATTGAAAAAATATGTTTGACCCGAGATTTAATATGAAAAGATATTTGACATGGACATTTATACTGATAATCTTTATGATTATTTCAGGTATAGCAGTTGCAGGTGAAAAAGTTTTACATAGTAAAATCAAATCAATATCGCCAGACAAAGTTGACGGCCAATATTGTTATGTCAAAGTAGAAATTATACAAGAAGGCGATACAATTACAAAAAGAGAAATTTTAGAGTGTGCTGATGGTAGAAAAGCGCCAGATAGTCCAGGTTATTGGGAGTTATTTGCTCAGTTTTATTACCATGATGTTAATACTCCAGAATATTGCCGATATTATAGTCGGAATAAACATGCTTTTAAATCACCAGGAAAAGTTTGTTTAGATGTAAATGGTGAATGGGAGGTGAGATAAT